ATTTCGTCCAAATAACTGTCACTGTATAAGGAGACGCTCACGCCTAGCACTGTTCGCAATTGACTGGCGGTGACAATACTAGGCATGAGCGTTCCTTTCGATCGGCTGCGGCGAGATCGGGAGAACCCGCCGCATGATTAGTTTTTGTGGATTATGACTTATTCACACCAAATGCGCCTGCCGCGATCTTTGTCCCGCATGCACCGAATGAATAAACGCCCACTGTGATTGAACCGTCAGCGGTTGATTCTGCGCGCAACTGGTATGAAGTTCCCTCGTACCATGTGTATGCGTCAGGGTTAATGATCAGGATTGAATCGTCTGTGTCTGTTGTCGCAGCAGTGTTTGCGGTGACGTATAGATCAAGACCTGCAACACGTCCACGAAGTGAACCTGGTGTTGCTGAACCTGGCTGGTTCATTGGGTTTGTCACTTCGTTGTAGATCGGACGACCTGAATCGTTGAGTGACATTACGTTTGACCACTGTGAAGTGTTCATAAGAATGTTGCGTGCAAATGGATTTGCGAGACCAGCAGTTGCGGCATAAACGCTTGCTGAACCACGTGCGACAACGCCAAGCAACTCAGCAGCTGTTGGGTATGTTGCAATTCCTGTTGCGTCAGCAGTTGCACCAGCAACAAGTGCGTCATTGACGTATTTGTCCTGTGCCTTAGCCATTGCAGCAACCATGTTGCGCAATAGTTCGTCGTAGAACAATGGAGACGTGCGTGTCAATAATTCTACAGAAAATTTCTGCTGCCCCGCAAATTTCTTGACGTCCACTGATAAGTGCGCACTGTTCTGATCTGTTTCTGAAAACGCTGCGTCTTCTGCAACAACTGCAACTGTTGGTGCAACTGTGATCTTTGGAATTTCAAATGTCATTCCAGCGTCAGGCAATGTGCCGCGAGAAATCGCGTCGATTGACGGACGAATTGTTGTTGATAGTCCGTTGATGACTTCAGTCAACTGACGTGTTGGAACAAGTCCCGCGTTGTCTGTTGTGTTGTCTGCTGCCAAAACGTACTGACGCGCTGCTTCGTCACCAGTTGCTGCAAGAACCTTGTTCTCCAAGTACTTTGAAGCGGTGATTTCGATACGCGGTGTTGCCTTCCAACCGCCTACTTTCTGCGCGGCTGCGGTTACTGACTGTGCGGCTTCTACCGTCTCAACGGCTTCCGCTTGTGTGACGGTGTTGTCCACTTCGTCTCCTTCGTTTGTTGGTGTTTCTTCCGTTTCAATTGTTGAATCGGAAACTTCAGTGTTTTCTTCTTCCTCTGTCGCTGCGACGGTTTCGACGCGTGCTGATCGAATGGCAGGTTCTGACGTCAATGCGACACCAGTTAATTCGCCCATAAGAATGCGAACAGTGCCGTCTTTCAATGTCTCGTATTCGTCAAATGAAACTTCAACGCTGAATCCGTCGCGCAAACCTTCTTGCGCTTCGACCAATGCGTCATTGCCCGCAGTTGTTTCAGCAATTTTGAATGTTGCGTCAATGCCTTGATCGGTTGACTGAATTGAAAGTGTTTTGCCGATACGACGTGTACGGTCATGTTCAAGATTTAACAAAACTGGTGTTGCTTCGATTGAACCTTTTGCAAACTGCACTTTTCCAATTGAAGCGTTGCCAATTTCTTCGAAGGTAACAATGCGACCGGTGATTGTACGACTGTTTGAGTCAGCCGCCGTGATTTGCATTGGTGTGATGACTTTTTTCATAGCAGCATGTCTTCTTCCTCGCGTATTTCGTCGATCGACATTGCGCCGATACGATTTAAGATTTCATAAACCTGCGCGCGCTCATAAGGATTGCCACGCAAGAAATCGTCAAGGTCAAATGAAACGCGGTTGCCTGCTGGTGTGAAATCGGCAAATGACAAACGTTGTTCGATTATTGACATGTAATTACGGAATGCAAAATCAACCAGGTCGCGACGTTTATCAAGCGCGTTTGAATAAGTAAATGATGATTGTTGTGAATCTGTAAAGTATGCAGGCAAACCGCACGCACGTGATAATTCTAAGGCAACGTAATTGCGGGCTTCGTTCAGCTGAAGATTCTTTGGGTCATAACCCAATGTTTCAAGCGTTACGTCAGCATTCAAAAACGCCGTTGATTTGTTTGCACGTGCAGTACGCCATGCGGTCAGCAACTTTGAAACACGATCTGCTGGAAGTGATGTGCCATTTGATTTCAAAACCATTTGTGGAATTGGTTCGACTGCAAAATTCATTGCAGCGCGTTCAAGCGCAGCGGCTGCCTTGATCGTGCGACCCGCACGACTTAGCAAACCTTCTTGTGTGCCCTGGAAAACAACTAGATTTGCTGGGTCAACGTACGCGCCGTCAATTGCGTATGACGCAATTTCATAACCCATGCCATTGGTTGTGATTGTTATACGTTCAGGTGCAATGCGTTCCATTGCGCGAATTTTGCCAGTGTCTGCATAACGTTCCATTACGTACGCATAAGCGGCAGGGTGGAAGAACAAATCTGAAATTATCCATGACCAAAATGTTGAACCTGGAATGCGTGGGTCAGGTTGATTGATCACACGCGGTTGTGTGACCTTCTCGCCTGTTGCTTCGTTGCGTGTGTGCATTGGAAGTGACGCAATTGTTTGAATGATTCCCAACGCACGCGCACACGTTGGCACGCTCATTGCTTCGGCACGCGAAGCCGTTATTACGCCGCCGAATAGAAATAGATTTCCTACTTCGCTGAAATACGGCGCAATAGCAGCTGCGTCCACGTTGGCGGCTTCGACTGGAACGGCAGCCTCAACCTTTGGCGTGAATAAATCGAAAAATCCCATGTGCAAATTGTGTCAGGCTTATACGTTGCGCCTTTTGTTATGTCAAGAACACTGTTTGGGCGTGTCGCAAAAATAAAACCCTACCGTCCATTGAAGCGGGCTATCGAAGCCAGCACGGTAGGGTTTTAATAATCAAGGCACAAATACCAAGACCATGTTTAACTGCTCAGCGAGAAAAAAATACACGATCAACCCACCATGATGTCAAGATCATTCTCTGGGCGTGTCGCAAAATGTGTCGCAAGGGCAACTGCCACCGCGCCGCACACGACGGATTGTGACGCCCGCCGTCCAATTACCCAACCCCCGTCACCACGACGCAATTGAACCGCTGCCAAAACTTCTTCGGACAATTGCGACTGTCCACGGTGTTTCAAACGCCCTGAATTGATTGCCGACAACATTTCGTCGCATGCCTGCGGGTACACCCCGTCCATGTCGAAAATCGGAATGCCAGCAGGTGCAAGGCGGGCTGCCACGGCTGCGCTGGTTTTTCTACTGTAAAGAACGTATTCGGTTGGATACTTTCGGGCGTAATCTGCCAGGTCATTAGCAATTGCCTTGTCGTCTAATTGGAGATCATTTTGCCAGGTGTGCAGCAACTTCACGACAAATTGTTCCCCGCCAATTTTCTGCGCCCCGACTAATGAAGCATGTCTTCGATCGGGCGAAAGATCGATCGCCAACCAGGTCAGTTTGTCAATGTCTAAGTCAGCTGATTTGTCCAGGCAGTTACCCCATGAAGCCGCGTCAACCGCGCTATTGATCGCCACAACCCAACGGCACAACACTTCAGTCATTACAACGTCAGGTGGGTCGTTCAGCACCGATTTGATGTTGTCAGGGTGGAACAGGTATCCCATTGAAGGATTTGAGTGCCGCGCGTTTTCGACGCTGATTTCGTCGGTTGGTGCTGACCATTCAAAATACCCAATATCATCTTCAACGCCTGCAATGGAAGCGATTGCCCTTTCGCGAAATTTATTCAGTACGACGGAACTGGAATCGCCTGCGTTGGTATAACTCATGACCATTGGATTCTGTGCCGCCATAAGTGTGTATCGAAGCGACGCAAAACTTTCAATGTCGGTCATTTCGCGTAATTCGTCCAGGTGAATGGTCGAAGGTCGGGAAACACCACGGGCAGCCGAACCGCCTGCACGCACAATGAAGCGATTGCCTGTAAGGGTTTCGATTTCTTCACCGCCATGTTGCCAGCGAATCTTTTTGACCTGTTTTGCCAAATTGTCATTACCTTCGATCATTTGAACCATTGCCCTGAATTGTTCAAGCGACGTGGACAGGCGGTGCGCCGAACCAATTTGCAGTTTTTCGTCCCACAAGAACAAACCGCCCATGATTCTTATCAGCTGCAAAAAACTTTTACCCTGTTGACGTGCCACGACGACGCAATTCACAGGCGTTGCCCAGCGTCCGTCAGGCTTGATTTTGTGACTGTGAATAAGCGCGAATTTTTGCCATTCCATAAGATCGACGCCCAAATCAGTGGCAAGGTCGATCAATTCATGCCCGCGTGAAGGTAAATCGTTCAATGGCGTGTGAATTCGGGGGGTTTGAACGCCAAATAAGGCATTTGAGGGTTCTGTGTCCCTACCCAAAACCGTTTGCAGCCCGTTTAAGCCACTTTGAGTCGGTTGGTGACCTTGCAAGACCTTCTCAGTCATTTTCGTGGCTTTTTGAGTCGTTTGGGGGGAGAATCAAACAGGAAAGGGTCAGGGGTGTCCTAGGTTCACTAAAAAACCTACCCCCCTTCGAAGAATTGCAACTTCCACACAATGTCTGAAGATTCCAGTCGTCATCTGACCCACCTGCCAAGCGTGGCAGTATGTGATCTACCGAATTGCCTTCTCCACCGCATGCTTGGCATGTGTACCCGTCACGTTGCAGTATGCGTTGACGTATCTTGCGCCATTGACTGGTGCTTCCATTGTCCTTCAATGCACTGCTCATTAGTAGTGATTCCTTTCCACATGAAATGCCCATGCCTTGCATGGTGTTTGATAACGGTTTGTTATGTATTTGATTGTTGCGTCTATCTGTCTGAATGGATCTAAGTCACGATAGTGCTTCGATCTCATTTGACCCAAACCATAATGCGAACCGTTACGGGCTAAATACGACCAACGACTTTCCTTTGTGATTATCTTGTTGAAGCATTGGAATTCTTTGTAATCAAGAATCCTTGAATGTGCATAAAGTTTCAAATGATCGATTGAAGAGTTAGCTGAATGGGCGTTCTGTATCAGCCCTGTCGAAGTAACCGCCAAAATGGCAATACCTGCCCCAAACCGTTTTCTGCGCTTCAGCGAACTAACCGCGAAGGCGGTTCGCTTCTCGCGAAGAAATCGTACTGCAACTGTCAAGTGATTGAATAACTTACGCATGCCCTTGGGCGATTCCAACAGGTTTTGTCCCCCTGTGGATAAGTCCTGTGGATAACTTTCAACGTGTAATGACTTCAATTGTGCCCCACCCTTCACGCTTGATTTCATTCTTCGACAATTGAAATTTGCGGTACTGATCAATTACAACACTGGTTTTGACTGGAAATTCCCTGTTTCGCTGCGCTTCCAGCAATAAGTCACGTCGTGTATCAAACACAACCAAATGTGTTTCAAGGCTTAGACGATCAGCTAAACCAAGCCAAATCAACCTGTGCATTTTCATGACATGAGTTGCGTCAGCAATTAAGTCATACCCCTGTTCAACCGCCATGATCGCTTTGGTTCGCATGTGCGTTGTGTAAGCGTTCACGTCCATGTCTTTGTTTGCCCTGATTGCGTCAATGTTGAAAACGTGTTCGAACCCCGTTTTGTTGTTTCGCACCCAGGTTGATTTCCCAGCACCTGGTGCGCCCATGAGTACGGTGATCATTGGTGACCCCAACCCGTACCCTTGAACGAAATCCCCGGTGGTGAATACAAACGATTCATTGGCTGAGTGCAGCAGATTGGTTGACGTTCTTCGCGGATTGACTTATCCACCTCAACACGGATTTTGCACACTGTGCATTCAAACTCATAGATTGGCATTTGAAGTCCCTATCTGTGCAACCCCCATGACTTCGCACTTCGTGCATTGAATTACTTCCACACCTTCGGGCAGATTGTCCGTGATCTTGTGAATCAGTTGTGTTGTGATCTTTTTGCATTTGCGGCATTCAAATTGCACTTTGTCCATAGTTGGATTTCCTCAAATTCTCGATTGGCTGAAGGTTGATTTGCGTGACCCACCAGTTAGGTTGCTTACTGTGGCGGTACTTTGGGCGTTGTGCCATTGCGACGGGAATCCACCCTGCAATGAAGTAATGCGGTGACTGACCTGTTACCAACACTGCAATGTCTGTTGGTCGATCGTATTCATGGATTATCAGCTGCCCCGTGACGTACTTAGTCCACCGGACTTCGATCGCATTGCCCACGTCGGCTTTGACTTTGTATTTGTTTTCATAAGGGTCAAATGGCAAATTGAAGTATTTTGCAACCACCCATTCGCTGCCAATTGCTTCAGCCGATTCAACCAGGTATTCAAACGTACCCAATTCTTTTTGAAATCGCTGCGGGTTGTCTGTGCCTTTGGTTGATTCTGCCGTCAATTTGACTGCTGCCAGCATGCAAATGATTTCTTCCTCACGGGTCAATTGCATTTTCATCTGCAACCACCACACAACCACGCTAGTTTTTCGCCTGCCTGACCTATCTTGTATCCGAAGGCGTCTAGTTTGCAGATCATGGCGCAACCGTCGCATTGAATAACCTTGTATTCAGCTATCACTTCACCGTTTTCCATGAGTTTGGCGGTCATGCTTTGTGGATAAATTATTTCGACGAAATCGCTCATTGTAATTCCTTCTCAATAGCCTGAATGGTTGGGCAGGGGTAGTCAATAACACATTCGTTGCAAAAGGTTCCGTCTGAATGTTGCGAGTCAGGTTTATGTAATTCAACTACTTCGCGAAGGGCTGGTTGAAACCAAGCGTGTAATCCATCAAGAAGCAAAAAGTTAATTTCTTCTAACAATTCATCATGTGTCATTGTGCGCGCCACATTCCATTTAAACCGAAAATGTACCAAGAAGGTTGACACTGATCGTCGCCCTTAGGTTGTGGGCACATGTAACCGCCCCAGGCAGTGCCGTCCTTCTTTGTGCCTTCTTTCCAAACACGATCACCATGTTTGCACGTTGGCATTTGTGTTGTTTCGCTTGCACCGTGTGAAGGCGTGCCAGCCATTTCGGCTTCAGCTGCGGTTGCATAACTAGGCACGTCACCAAATTTGGTTGTCCATGCGTCGTATTCAACTGCTGGTTGAACCGCAGGTTTTGCAACGGGCTTCGAAGCGGCATTGCCGTCATCATCTTCAGGTGCAATTCCACATGCGGTCATCAGCGAATAACGTCGGGCGTAGGTCAAGGCTGACCCAAATGCCTGCGGGCTATTTTGTGCCGCTGGGACGAAAATGCTGCCAGTCTCCATGCGTTCACCCGACTCATGCAAAAACACGGTGCTGACAATGACGCCTTTGTCGCTTTGGTCAGTGTGCTGAATCAATGCAATGCCATTGTCGTGCAATGCGTCAATGACGGCTTCAATGCAAACGGCAAGGTCTGCGTACTTTGACCCAAAATAAGGGTTGTCTGCCTTCTTCAGTGCTGGTGCGAAATTGCGTTGTGCCTGAACAAATGCTGCGGCAATTGCGGACATTACTTCACCGCCTTGTTTGCCATGTGGCGAATCATTGCCTTACGACGTGCTATGCCTTCGCGCTTACCTTCTTTGAAACCTTTGGCGTATCCGACGGCGGCTGCCATAACCATGAGAATGATAATTCCCACAAGGCGACCCAATGTTTGCGGGTCTAGTAGATCAAGTACCATTTTGAATTCTCCCGATTCTAGGCGGTAGGACTACCACCTGAACTCAGGGTGACGCATGAACGCCGCGCGGTCAAGAACCTTGCGTGGGTGTCGGCGTGTCGAATGGTTTTGGTTTGGATTTCAGCCCATTGCCAGCAAGTACCCCGCCCAATGAACCAGTCAAGAAAATTGCCAGGGTTTTCAATAGATCGATAAAAGCGGCGTCGTTGGGTGCTTGTGCCCCGATTGGTTGCGTCACAAAAATTAGCGCATAAGTGATACCAATTGTGACGATCAAAAACACCATTGCCAGCGTTGTGCCAATTATCAAAATCAGCTGCGCGTGGACTTCTTCAGGGGTTTTGCGTCGGGCTGGTTTGTTGTACGACTTCTCCAATGATGTCGTCAGTGCATGTTCCAGTAGGGACGCACTGCGGCTTCTTGCATTCCGCCTTTTCCCAGTTGTCGAATTCTTGGCATTCATAACGTGTCCACCCCTGATACCCGCAGGCGGACAGGGTTAGTGCAAGTGCCCAAACCAACCCTGCCGCTGCGAATCTGCGGTTCACTTCCCCGTAGAACCGAAGGCTTTATCGTTTGGATTTAACCAGCGCAAAATGACTGGTGCGACGGCTGCAACACCGCCCATTGCTAAAGTCTTTGGGTCAGTAACGCCCGCCATGTATAGGGCAAGTGCTGCCGCCATAAATGAACGTGCCCATGACGCTGCTATTGCTTTGGCTTCGACCATTTTTTCGTCTCCTTCTTTGGCTTCGCTGCCGTTGTAGGTATTTCGATCTTTGGAAATTCGCCCTTATACGGCACAAACTTTGGAATGCCAAAACCGACAATTTCCTTGCTTTCACCGTATGAACGAACCTTCACCATTACCATGCCGCCATTGCGCTGGTCGCCTGTCCCGCTGGTGTTTCCTTCGATTGTCAAACATGTCTTTGAATCGATCAGCCCGACAACAATGCCAATGTGTGAAATGCGGTCAACGCCGTCGTGTGGAAAATCCATGAATGCCAGGTATCCCAACTGCGGCATGCCTGACCAGCGTTGAATCTCTTTGAATTTATGCGCACCAATTGCAGTGCTTACGACTGAATGAATCTTCACACCCGCTTGCGCTGCGCACCAATTGACAAATGAACCACACCAGGGCAACCCGTCTGCTTTTGTGAATTTGCCGTACTTGGTCAGGTTGTCGCCTTCTTCGATCGTGCCAACTTCAGCTGCTGCGACTTCGATCAAGCGTGCATTTGTGCCTTGTGGGTATGTCATTTGCCTAGTTTTAACCCGTCAGGAATTGGCTTTGAGTATTCCCATTTGGCAATGTATGCACCAAGCCCGTCTGAATCGTCTTGCAAACCGATTGAACCAATGACAGGATGGAAATCATCATTAGTTAATTCTGGATAAGTTTCTAAAATTGTCTCTAGTAATGTTTTTTCCATTTTAACTCCTTAAAAATGCGCCTTCAAATCGTGCGTTTGGATAACCGAGTGCCGTTTGGCTTGATGCGTTGTTTGGATAACAAAACATTTCTACATAGTCTGTTGTGCCGTTCAAATACCAAATAGATGCAATAGTCGGTGAGTAAGTTCCTGCACTTGAACCCGACCCCCAGTCGTCGGTGTCAACTCCGTTTTTTCTCACTACTAAATAAATTGGGCTGCCCGCGACATAAAGAGTACCTGTTATTGAATAATAACCTGCTTTGTTTGGTGTAAATCTTGAGTTTGCGGTACTCCAAGCCGAATCGGTATCCCATTTGGGAGTGCCAGTAAATGTCACCTTTGTTAATGTATTGCCTGCTAAACTTTGACTCGAAGTTTTATTGGCTGAAAATGTTGGTCCACTTGAAGACGCAGCAGTTGCCCATTTCATGCCTGTTGTTTCCGCGCTATCTGCTGTTAATACCTGACCATTTGTGCCCACTGGCAGACGCGCGAAACTATCAGCACCCGTGCCACCAATTAAATCGCCCTTTGCGTCAATTGCGGTTGCCATTGAATTGGTGACTGTTACCGCGCCTGAAGTGCCACCGCCTGAAATGCCAGTGCCAGCCGTCACCGCAGTGATGTCACCGACGTCGTTTGTGATCCATGTGAAGTCCATGTCGGTGTTCGAAGCTTTTGACAAGATTTGACCACTTGTGCCGCCTTTAAGGTCTGCAAGTGATGTGTCGACGGCTTGACCAAATGTTTCAAAATCGGCTGGAAGGTCTGTGACCAAGTCAGTCGAAGTTGGCATTTGCCACCCGAAATTGCTGGTTGGGTTAGTCATGTTTTCTCCTTATCAAGTGACAATTGTTGCACGCGCCCAGTCAAGTGTCGGCGACACGCCTGACCAAGTAAATGTGTTTGCAATTTCGTCCCACTGCAATGCCTGCAATGAATAGGCAGTTGGTGAAACGATCAGTGAAATTGACAGTGTGTTGTAACCCGCCTGGAACGACCAGCCTTCGACGAAGCCCTGGAAGATTGAACCCATGTTGGCAGGTAGGTCGTTTATCGCCACTGGTTGACCCATAAACACGTTGAGCAAGTTGTCGCGGTCTGTGTCGTCCACTTCAGGATTCGTCAAGTCAAACGTAATTTCGCTAAAAATAGCCTGCGGGTCTTTTCTCAATGCCAAATAGAAATCCGCCTGGTATTCCGCGTCCACGGTATTTTCAAGGGTTGTCGAAATGATCTGACCAAGATTGCCGTACGTCGAAATTGAAACGGCGTCGCTGGCGTTGGCTTCTTGACCATTTTTGTATTGAATCGTTATTTGGTTTCGTACGTCGCCTGCACGGGTTTCCACGCGCAACCCTGCTGCACGTGCTTGATTGGCGGTGAGATCGACGTATCCGTTAGCCGATAAGTATTGGCTGCGGTGCGTGGCGTCGGCGTAAGAAATTTGCCCCTGTGCGTTCTCGTAAATGTAACCAAGCCCTGAAGTCGCCAACGCCGAAACCAGCGAATAAACGTTGGTTCGTTCTGATGAACGCGCCTGCAATTCGTATTCGCCTGGTGTATCGATTGTGCCCAGCCCATTGTTTTCAGCATTTGCCCATGTTGTGGTTGGGTCATAAGTTGCCCAAGTCAACGCCGCTGGGACTTCATTCCATGAGTTGACAAGCAAGTCAGTCAACAATGACAAAATTTGGTCGCCGTCAAAATCCTTTGACAAAACACCGTCGGTCAAGGCTTTTTGAAGCCTGGACAATGCGCCCAATGCGGTGATCGAATAAGTCTGTGTAAATGTCGTCGAACCCACGTCGCGGACTTCAACCACAATGTCAACAACGCTGCCGCCAAAAATTGGGACGTACGTGCCTGACGTATCTTTAACTTCAATTGAAATGCTGCTATTGATTGAAACTGGAATTGTCGCTTGGTCAAGGTCGATCAGCTGAATGTTGGCGTAGCCTGCCTGTGCCTGCTCATAAATGTTTGTACGACCGCTGCGAATCGACAAATTTGCCAAAACCGCGTTGGTGTACGAAACACCGTCGATTTCGACTTTCCAAATTGGATTCCATTGCGTCATGCGATTTGCAGGTTAGTTGCGCCGCCTGTGCCGCGATAGTAGGAATTGTTCAACGTGTCCACGATCGTGCGTGCAGTGCCTTCCTTATCAAACGCACCAGTCACGGTCAGGTTGATTGTTGTGCCACTGTCTGCCGCTTCAGCCATTCTAAAACGACCAGGGTTGAAGTTGCTTGAAACAACATTCGTCGCAGCGGCAGCGGCAGTTGCAGCAACTTTGGCAGCCGTTGAAACACCGCCACCGCTTGACGTGGTTGTTGTGCCACCCCCTGAAGGCACTGAAACTGTTGGGATTGACGGCACTGACGTTGTGACCGTCGGTGTTTTAATCGAAGGCACGCTGACTGTTGGTGTTGAAATTTTGCCGACGTTTGGCAGAAATGGAATTGCGTTGTAGGCAGAAATCAATGCGTTAATTCCAGCAACCGCCCCTGAAATCAAACCGTTTAAAATCTTGACAACGCCTGCAATGACGTCAATGACACCACCGGCAATTTTGCCTGCAACCTGCAACGCCCCGCCCAAAACCGTGCCGACGATTGGTGCAAGATACGTTGCAATGTAACCGCCAAATTCTTTGAATGTGTCAAGGTTGTCACCAATTGCGTTTTTGATGTAACCAAACGCTTTGATCAAGCCATTGATGATCGGTGTGAATGTATTGACAATGATGTTGCCCAATGTTGTGATGACGCCACCAAGACCGTTGCCGTTAAGGCTGAACGCGCCTGAAAACGCATTGATGACTGGCAGCGCGTTTAAGTTTATGAAATTGATGACCTTTTCAAGAATCGGCAGCAACGCAAAACCGATTGTTTCTTTTGCTTCATTGAAGGCAACCTGCATGCGGGCAATTCGTCCCGCGTATGTGTCGGCATTACGTGCAGCAGCCCCGCCGAATAAATCTGTCAGTTTGCTTTGAACCTGCGTGAAGTCCATTGTCTTCAATTCAGCAGCTGAAAGACCAATTCCCAATTTGCCCAGCGCGGCAGTGTTGCCGTCGTATGCCTTACCCAATGCGTTTGCAACTGTTTCAAGCGGCTTGCCTGTTGCGGTTGAAATGTCCAAGGCGGTTGAAAGTAAGTCTTGCGCCTTTGTGATGTCGCCCGTCGATCTAACCAAGCGACCAAGCGCAGGGCGCAATTCGTCGTCAGCAACACCAGTTGCCAATGACATTTGAAGAATCGATTGTTCGGTTGCCTTGATTTGTGCCTGTGTTGCGCCCGTTGCGTTTTCCAACGCCAACGCCAATTGTGTTTGTGCCTTTTCGTCTTCGATCGCAGCCTTGACGCCTTCAATGCCGATTTTGACTGCATAAGCACCAGCAGCAGCGGCAGCAGCGACAAACGCTGCGCCAACCATTTTGCCAACCTTGCCCATTTTGTCGCCGAAGGTTTCGACGTCCTTTGTGGCGGTTTTGAGCGATTTGTTGAGATTGTCAACGTCGCCAAGAATCGAAAGTTTAAGGGTACGACTGCCAGCCATTAGTCAAACTCCTTCACAACTTTGACGAACGCGTTTTCCCAACGCTTCACAATGTCAGGCTGGATTCTGCGCAATGTCGGATAGATAAACCAACCGCGTGAACCGCGACCTTCACGACCTGACCACACTGGAAATTGCTTCTTTGTATTTGAACCGAATTCATTACCCGCCCACAACTGTTGAGTTGTGCCGCCCCCTGAAAACTTTTGCTGGGCAAATCCGTAGCTGATCTCACCAATTTTTGATGACTTTGAAACCTTTGCACCAGTGGCAATTCTGACTTTGGCAGTTTGATTTGTGTTGCTAGTTGCGGCAGCGTCGATCACGCTTGAACGCACATAGTCTGCCAATTCGCTGCTGATGACCTTGGCTTGGTTTGTTGCTTCTTCGTCCATTGCCTTGAATGAACGGGTTATGGCGCGCAATTCTGCTTTGTCATAACTGATCGCGTCAGTTGTCATTTGCCCGCCTTTCCAAAATCTCAATGACCGTCAAAATGTCTTCGGCACTTTCAAATTCGCTGGGCGGTAGCCCCGTTGCCAGGGCTACTTCCCAAACGATTCGATTTAGGCTTCCGACTGGGTGGCTTTTGGGTTTGCTTCACCGACGATCACTTCGGAAATGGTTTCCGTCCATGCTTCGATTGGCTTGACTGGTTTCCCAGCGGCTTCGCGCTTCATGGCGTGATAGGCAAGGAATACCAAGTCGGAAATTCCGATCTTTTCCTGTGCCTGCGAAATGGTGTTCCCCGTGTGCTTCTCCCATTTAACCCACTCAGGTGGCGCAGCCGTGTAAGTTATCTGCGCCCCGTCGTTGTATTCAATTGTTATTGGTAACTTCATTTTGTCTCCCGATTGTTAATTCTTAGCTGAATGTCTCAGTAGGTGTTCCCACTACGACAAATGATAAGTCAACGGTCTGCGCGTCAGGTGCTGACCCGCCGACTGCTGGGAATACTGGCATGACGTTGAATGCAAAAACTGCACCCGAAACCGCAGTTAGTGAAACTGCCAATGTTGTGTTTGGTGCTGATTCGCAGGCAGTCCACAATGCTTCGCACAATGAACCTGTCGCGCCCCAGTCTGCCAGCATTGAAACGTCAAATGTCCACTGATCGTCAATGTGCTTGTATGCCTTGCCGTCAAGTGTTTGGTATGTCTCAACTGTTGGTGAGTTCGCAAGTGTCGCACTGGTCGCCTGTGCGTCGTAGTTCGTGGACGCGATCGTCAGTGTTAGATCGCGACCCGTGATGATCGTTGTTGCCACGTTTTCTCCTTAGGTTGTCTGTGTGTAATACGTTGAAACGTTGATGTCTGCGACAAGCATTGGTGACTGTCCAACTTCAAGAACCGTCGGCTTTTCGATTTGTCCAACAACGTATCCTGCGGGCATTGCCGCAAGAATTCCCATGATTAGTTTTTCCAGGTTATCAAGTGACCCTGCGTTGCTATTCGAAGCAACAATTGCCGTGATTGCAAAATTGATTTGAACCTTTGTTGACGCCTTGCCGATTAGCACAACTTCCATGTACGGCGAATTTGGCACGACCACAATTGCAGGTGGAATTGGTGACTCAGGCACGCTTGCATAGACGTTGGCAGACAACGCGCTGAACGCGTTTGCTAAGGCTGCGCGTGTGTCGGAAACTGCATTGGCGGGCACTTATTGAACGACCGTTTCAACGTCCAGGTAAGGCATAAGCAACGTGGAAACACGATTGGTCAGGCTTCGTCCCATGCGGTACGGCGTCGAAGTAAAGTCCACGCCTTCGATCTGTCCGCCTGCGGCAACGCGTGACTGAAAAACTTCGACGCTGACTGCCAAAATTGCTGATTCGATTGGTGCGCTGGTTGCGTATAAATCAGCTGCTGAATAGCCCTGAAGTGTCGCAGTGCCCATTGGAATGATCTCGCGCAATGTGACATTTGATGAAGTCAATGCAGCGGTGAATGAATAAGGCGTTGCAGTCACGACCGTATGTGTCGCGGTAAATGGTGCTGGCAGTCCAGTCACAATGACTGATTGACCTGCCACAAAATGATGATTTCTTTCGGTGTAAAAATACGCCACGTTGTTTTCAAGTTTGTAAGACTGAATTGCTGAAGTGTTCGCAACCAACATTGGCAAAATTACGGCTTCAGCCGTGTTAATTATTTCGTCCAAATAACTGTCACTGTATAAGGAGACGCTCACGCCTAGCACTGTTCGCAATTGACTGGCGGTGACAATACTAGGCATGAGCGTTCCTTTCGATCGGCTGCGGCGAGATCGGGAGAACC